GGTGTTGATGGCCGCGCTGGCAGCCCCGGCCCCGGCCTGCACCAGTGCGTTGCCGACGGCCTTGGCAATCGGGACGATGACCTTCTCGATGACGTACTTGACCAGCGCGTCGATGACGATCTTGAGGATGCGGATGCGTTCCTCGGCGGCGGCTTCCTCGCTGGTGGAGCTGCGGTCGGTCAGACCGGAGGTGTCGTTGCGCAGCCGACCGGCGGCGTCGAACGCCTTGAGCTCGCCCCGGAAGGCCCGTGTCTCCTCCGACATCTGCACCAGGGTGTCGCGCTGGTCGATCTGCACGCCCAGCACCTTGAGCAGCACCTGCACCAGCAGGTTGACCACGGCACCCAGGATCGGTATCTGGGACACGCCCAGCAGGTCAGCGCCGACGGTGGCGTTGGCGTTCTTGTTGCCGACGTTGCCGCCGGTCGCGTAGAACCGCAGCCCGTTGTTCTGCAAGAGCGCGGAGCGGAACGCCTCCACGCCGGAGAAGCCGCCCATGCGGGACACGTCGGCACTGGTGAGGACGTACTCGCCGGGCATGAGCATGGCCGGAACGGAGTCTCGGCCCGGCGTGCCGCCGGTGATCCCGCCACCCTCGGCCAGGCCGGGCAGCGGCAGCCCGGCCAGGATGCCACCGCCGCCACCGCCGCCGCCGGTCGAGTTGATGGCAGCGGCCACCCGGTCGGCGATGATCGGCCCGGCGGCGTTGCCGATCTCGGTGCCAACCGCCGTCCAGTCCCCGCCGGTCAGCCCCTGGATGCCGCTGGTGACGCCGTCGCTGAGCACCGGACCCAGGACCTCGCCGCCCAGGCGGGCGTTGACCTCGTTGAGCACGGCCATCGTCTGGTCGTGCCTGGCCTTGTCGGCGGCGTCGGCGTTGGTGAACGTCCGGTCGATCAGCGCGGCGGTGTCGGAGTAGATGCGCCCTTGGGCATCCGGTGCGAGCTGGCCCTTCTGGATGTTCTCCGCACCGGCGTCGAAGCCGCCCTCGCGGGTGTAGTCGGGCACGTCGATCCCGGCGGCTTGCGCCAGCGCCAGCGGGTTGCGCTCCTCCACCAGGGTGCCCAGGTCGGTGGACGGGGCCGTCGGGGTCGAGGCGTAGCCCAGCGGGCCGGGCAGCGGCACCGACGTGGCGGCGGCGACCGCGTCACCGGCCACCGCGCCCAGCGGCCCGGCGGCAGCCCCGCCCAGCATGGTGGTGATGTCCATCGGTGTCGCGCCCAGCGACGCCAGCGCGGCGGCGGCAGCCCGGCGCGGGTCGCCCATCGGCAGCGAGTCGTAGTCAAACGGTTCCTGCTTTTTCTCGCGCGCCTCCTTGGCGGCGTCGTTGGCCTGCCGCCGGTTGGCGATCTGATCGTTGAGGGTGTCGGTGCGCTGCCCGCTCAGCAGTTCGGTCTGGGCATCCTGGGCCTCGGTCAGCGCCTTGAGCGAGTCCTGATAGTCGGCCTCGGCCTTGGCCTTCTCAGCGTTGGTGACGGTCGCCGTCTGGTCGTTGATAGCAGCGTTGCGGGCGGCGAGTGCGGCATCCACGTCGGCCTGGGCGTCGGCGATCCTCTGCGCGGCATCGGTCGCGGCCTTGTTCGCCGCAGCTTGGCGCTCCCGGTTGTTGGCGTCGTCGGCTTGGCGCTGGAGCGCGTTGAGCACCGGGTCGTCAGTCGGCTCGGTGAACAGCGGGACGATGGGCACCGTGACCGGCTCCACGGTGACGGCGACCGGCGGCGCGGGAGGTGTACCCGGCGCGGGCGGCGCGACGGTGGGTGTGGTCGGTGACGCGGGCATCCCCGGCGTCTGGACGGGAGTCGGGGCTGGGGTCGGCGCGGGCGTCGGCGTCGGCCGGGCGGCGGCACCGACACCGTCGCCACCCGCACCAAACAGCGGGGCGTCCAGCGCAGGCGTGGCGGGCACCGGAGCGCCGTTGGCACCGCTGCCTAAGCCGAGGCTTGACGTGGACGACTGCGGCGTGAGGGCCGCAGCGCCGGGAAGGTTGGGAGTGTTGACCGTGTGGGCATGGACGTGGTCCATGTGGTTGTCGGTCGGGTTGCCTAGGTCGCCCATCGGTGACGAGCTGCCGTCAGGGTTCCACTGCTTCTGCTGCCAGAGGACGTAGTCCACGCCGAGGGCAGCAGAGTTGTCCAGCAGGTACTTGGCGACGCTGTCGCCGTATGCCTTCCCGCTGGGGCTTCCCCAGTTGGGGATCATTACGTCGATGGCCTCGCCACGGAAGTGCTCGTTATAACCGTCGGGCTCGCGCCAGCCGCCGATGGTGGTGATCTCGGGGAACGCCTGCTCCACCGCAGTCTTGGCCTGGACGGTGTTGGGGTTGAGACCGGCGTTGGAGCCGGTGCGCCCGACAGGTCCTCCGGTGCCCCACGCCGCCGGGTTGGGACCGCCAGCGGCCCCGTTGCCGCCAGGACCAAACAGCGACACGCCCACCGGCAGCTCGCGGTACTTCTTGAAGAAGTCGTCCATCGCGGTCTCGGCGGCGGGGATGCCGGTGACCGCAATCGGGACATCGACGCCGTTTTTCGGCAGCGCGCCCAGCTCGGTGTTGAACGCGGAGGTCTCGCCGGTCGCGGCCTTGGCCTTCTCGGCGGCGTCGTTCAGTGCGTCGTGGAGCTTGGTGGCGTCGAAGTTCGCCATGCTCTCGCCGACGGCGGTCAGACCCTCGCCGAAACTGAACGCCGCCTCGGACTGCTTGCGCAGCTCGGCGGCGGTCGCGCTGTCGCCCCGCAGGTCGGCCTGCCACGCCTGGAACTTGAGGACGGCACCCTGGATGTTGCCCAGCCCGCCGCCCAACTGACCGACGGCCTTGATGATCTCGCCGATGCCACGGACGGCGAACGCCCCGGCGTCGATGGCGACGCGGCCCAGGCTGATGAAGAAGTCGGTGATCTGCTCGCGGTTGTTGATGATCCAGGTGCTGAGCTTCTCCATCGCTGGACCGGCGACCTCGGCCAGCGACATCTGGACGCTGTTGGCGGCGACCTCGATGCTGCGCTTGGCCTGCTCCCACCGGGCGGCGGCGGTCTGGCTAACCGTGTCCGACGCCTTCTGCGCCGCCCCGGCGACCTCGCCGAACTCGCTGGCGGCGGTGGACAGGTTCATGCTGTTGAGCGCGTCGCCCAGGTCCTCGGACTGGGTGCCGAACAGGGCCACCTGGATCGCGGCTTTCTTAACCGGGTCCTGTATCCCGGCGATCTTGTCGATGACCTGCTGGAAGGTGTCGCGGGCGGTCTGCCCGCCTTGGGCGAAGGCGGCGGCGGTGTCCTTGGCTGACAGGCCCAGGTTCTCGTAGGCGGCGGTGGACAACTTGGAGCCGTCGATCGACCGGATCGAGAACTCCTTGAGCGCGTCGGCAGCCTTGTCGGTGTCGCGGGCACCGCCGCGCACCGCCTGCTGGATCAGCCCGAAGGCGTCAGCACCGTCGAGGCCGATCTTGCGAAACTGGGTGCCATATTCCGTAATCGTGTCGAACAGGTCGCCGCTGGTGTTCAGACCCCGCTGCTGGGCGGCGGTGATGAGGTCGAACGCCTCGGTCACGTCGTCGGCCAGCCCGGTGCGCACCGCCTGCTGCGCCGCGCGCACCGCCGCCGGTATTTCCTCGCCGGTTACCTGGGCGACGGTGTTGAGCTGACCGACGATCTTCTCGGTGTCGGCGGCGTTGGCGTTGGGGTCGAGGATGCCGCCCTGGACCGCCGCGCGCACGGCGTCGAGGTTGCCCGCGACCGACTCCCCAAACCCGGCGGCGTATGCCTCTGAGGCACCCGCGCCCAGCAGGCGCATCTGCTCGGGTTCCAGACCCAGCTTGGCCGCGACGTTGGCCTGCTCCTGAAGCTGGCCCATCCCGGCGATGATGTTGTCGGCCAGCACCTTGCCCGCCAGCAGTCCGATCCCGGCCGTCGCCGCCAGGGCGATACCGATCGGCCCGGCCTTGCTGCCCAGCGCGGCGATCGGCCCGCCGAAGCCCTGGACGAACCCGGCCCCGGCGGCAGCACCGGCGGCTGCCGCCCCGGCACCGACCTCGCCGACCCTGGTGGCGAAGCCGCCGACCGCCGCCGACACGGCGACGCCGATGTTGGACAGCTCCGACTGCATGGATGCGACCGACGCGCTGACAACGTCCTCGGCCTGCTCCAGCTCGGGGCGCAGCTTGGACGCGACGGCGATACCGCTGACGCCGGAGTCGATCTCCTTGAGCGAGGAGCGCATGTTGGCGACGGAGCGGTCGACCTCGCGCTCGGCCTTAGCCAGCGCAGGCTTGATGTCACTGGTGACGGTGCGGTTCAGCGTGGACGGTATGTCGCTGGCGTCAAGCTCGACCTTGACCGTTACCTTACCGGCGTCCACCACCGGCTCAGATTAGCCCAACGAAGTGCGGGGTCAGGGCAGGTCGACCACGCCGCGCATCAGTTCCCCGATGGTCTCGATGGTGTAGTCGGGGTCGTCGGGGTCCATCAGCCGGGAGAACACCTGCTCGTAGGACTCCGGCGACAGGTGGCGACTGATGAACAGGCCGGTCATATCGTTGCGCATCGTCGTGCTGACGTACTTGGACGTTGCCAGGGTGAACGCCGCCAGCGCCTGCTGGGTCGGCTTGCGGGCGTGCAGGGTGTCGCCCTTGAACTCCAGCTCCTGAAACTTGGTCTCGTCGGTGTCGGCGTCGATGACCTTGGGAGCTGCCTTGTCGGCCTTGCTGGCTGTCATGCCGAGGACAATAACACCTTTGCGTCAGTTCAGATCGCGCAGCACGCGCGCGACGGCGTTGGTGAGGAACGGCCGGGGCCGGGTGCCGGGGTGGTTGACCGACATGGCGAACACCGTGCGGCTGCCGACGGGGAAGCGCAGCGCGGCGGCGTTGCGCGGCCGGATGACGTGCGGCCGGGTGCCCTGGTGGACGAACCGGGAGTACGGCGCGTGGGAGGTGACCCCGCCGATGACGCGGAACGGTCCCAGCGCCAGGATCGGGTCCTCCTTGATGGCCTGGGCCATGCGGCCGGTATCGACCGGGGCGTTGGTGCGGGCGTCGGCGGCGACCAGCCGGATGATCTGGCGCATTCTGGTCTGGAGGATCGCACCGACCTCGCTGCCCATACCGCTGCCGTTGGGCTCAAAGTCCCCGGTCACTTTCGCCATGTCAGCGACCCTATCAACACGCCGGACGGGGTGGAGTTTGACAATACCTCCGTCTACGGTATTCTAGACGTATGACCAAGACCGAAGCCGCCGAAACCATCGCCCTCCGCGTTGTCGTCAACGCCCGCAAGACCGGCCAGGTCATCACCAAGACCGCCGTCGAGGAGACCATGAGCGAGCTGGGCGGCGGGCACCACGGCGCGTTCCTCGCCGAAGCCGCTAAGAACACCAACTGGCGCACCGCGCTCCGCATCGCCACCGCCCTAGCAAAGGGCACCGGCGACTACCACCTCATCGCCCGATGACCCAAAAGGAAACGACTATGACCACCCTCACCGCCGCCGCGTCTCGCATCCTCAACGAGCTGGCTTGCGTTGACGGCAACGCGACCTTCACCCCGCAGAGCAACAACCTTCCACCGCGCACCCGTGTCTACGGCTCGCGTCAGGTCAGAACCATCCGTGCCTTGGAGGATGCAGGTCTGGTGACCGTCACCGAGAACCAGTGCTGGGACGGCAGCCGCTCAGTTCATCGTCGGGGCTTCAAGACCTACACCGTCAGCCTCGTCACCGCGTAACTACAGCCGAAAGGACCACACCATGCGCCGTTTCCGCGCCCCCGGCTCCCGCATCGAGCACTTCACCGCTGACGACACCGTAACCCTGTGCGGCATCGGTGCCCGCGCCGGTGCCCGCTACGGCGGCCCCGGCGACCCCGCCGGTATGGACATCAAGCCCCGCCCGATCTGCGGCAAGTGCCGCGACGCCCGGCCATGACCGCCACCTGCGCCGAGTGCGGGCAGCCCGCCGAACACGTCTACTGGGGCGGCATCTGCTCCGCGTGCTACGCCGTGTGGGCTACGGAAGAACCTCACGCGCCGTCACAGTGACGTATCCCCGGTCGATGAGTCGTTGCACCGTCGGCGTCAGCCTGACCGTGCGCTGCACCCCACGGGCCAGCACCACGCTGGGCGTTGCGCTGCCCTGAATGGTCACCACGACCACCGGATCAGAACTCGACATAGATGGTCCCCGTCCAGGCCACCACGCCGCCCTCCGGCCCATAGGGCGCGATGGCGTCAGTGGCGCAGTTGTATCCCAGCTTGCGGTTCAGCGCGGCGGCGTAGCACAGCGCCTGCTCGATGCGCCAGGAGTCGTCCAGGCTGATCTCGGCCTCGGCGGCGTACTCCTGCCACGTTGGGTCGGCCTCCACCGTGGCGCACCGGCCGACGCCCATCTCCAGGGCGATGGCCCGGCTCAGCCCGCAGGCGGTGGTGTCGATCATCGGCGTGGGCAGAGCGTTGGTCCGGTAGCGGCGCAGCACCCGCACCCACAGGAACGGTAAGTCGCAGCCCTCGCCGGTGGTGTGGGCGTTCCACGCCGCCATCGGAATGCCGTCGCCGCCGAAGAACCGCACCACCGCGCTCTTGGTCTCGCCGATGGGCGGGCACGGGCTGGCCGGGTCGAACGCGGCCCGCAGCGCCTCCATGACGGCGCTGACGATCTCGCTTGCCGGGTCGGTGCAGTCCATCAGTACACCGACGGCGCTGACATGACGGCGTGCGGGTTGACCGCTGAGAGCCACAGGTCGATTTCGGGGATGCCGGTCTTGCCCGCCGAGTAGATGTCGTTGGGGTCATACATACGGTGCGTCACGCCCTGGCGGCTGACCTCGGTGACGGTGCGCGGCAGTCGGCACTTGCCGCCGGTGCAGGCCATGTAGAACTCGTTGACCAGAAGGCCGGTCAGCCGGGCCACACCCTTGGGCACCGGGACGCCGCGCATGTAGGTCACCGACCAGGTGCCCTCCTCGTCCAGCGGGCGCGACAGGTCTTGGTAGGGCCACGGCGCGCCGTTGCGGTAGAGGATGTTGCGCTCCAGCTCGTACTCCGACGGGCTGAGCACGGTCCCGGCGATGTTGACCTCGATGATGGACTGCACCGGGCCGGGCAGGTGAACCATGCGCGGGCCGGACAGGCGGCAGCGCCCGGCGCAGCCGCAGGACTCATTCGCCCACTCGCCGCCGTTGCGCACCAGGGACAGCCCGCCGGAGCTGAACGGGGCCGACAACCGGCCACTGTTCAGCGACGGCAGCGGGCACGGCCGGGCCAGCGCCGGGCACACCCCGTACTGCCGTCCAGACAGCGCCCACAGCACGTCAATCGCCAGCGACGCCGCAGCGTCCAGGGCGTCCTGCTCCTGCGGCGTGGTGGCCGTTGGCAGGCATGACGTGTCGATGGGCCACTCGCACAGGGATGCGGGCAGCGGGGTCGCGGGCATGGGCACCACGGTATCGCTCCAGGGTGCCCGAAACGTAGAACCGCCCCGCCGTGGGGGGACGGCGGGGCGGTGCTACTAGCGGTGGGTTAGACGGTGGGGTCCACCGCAGGCTTGGTGGTGCCGGTGGGCGACGCCGTGCCCGGCGCGGTGACCGCTCCCGAAGGAGCCGTACCCGGAAGGTTCACGGCGGGCTTGGACGGTGACGCCGTGCCCGGCACGGTGACTGCGCCTTCCTCCTTAGGTGCCGGTGCATCCGGGGTCACGCCGTCGGGCGCGACCTCGGCGGCGGGAGCTCCGCTGGGGCCACCGAAGTAGAAGTCGGGGTCCACGAACACGGTGCTGATTTCCAGCGCGACCGGCTCGTGGCCCTCGGTGATCTCCGGCGGCTCGACCGACGTGCGGAAGAAGGTGTAGTGGCTGTCGTCGTTGAGCGGAGCCAGCAGGCGACCGGGCGTGCCCTTGTCGTCAATGGCGGCGACGTTGTACGGGCCACGGCCCCACTGCGGCATCGCCAGGGAGATGCCCGACAGCATCAGGGTGGAGACACCGGAGGTGACGGCGATGTCGCCGACGGTGAACTCGTACACACCGATCAGCAGGTAGCCGTACTTCTTGCCGGTGGACCCGGCGGCGGTGGTGGAGAAGATCGCGTCTTCCTCCGGCACTGGGCAGTCATCGTCAGACCGGCCACCCGTCCAGACCTCCAGGGCCACCCCGTACTCGGAAGTTTCGGTCTGGTCGCGGAAGCCGACCGACTCGCCGTTGTAGTCCAGCACCTGCTCCCACTCGGTGAACAGCGAGATCAAGCCGGTGTTGACGTTGCACAATTCCAAATCGACTTTGTAATGCTTGCGCTCCGGCGGGGTGCGGTCCTGCACGCAGACGCGGCCCTCGGCGTTGAGCTGCTCCAGCTCCTTGGCCTCGTTCATCACCGCCGTCATTTTCACGCTGACGTAGCCGTCAGTGACGATGCTGTTGGCGGGTCCGGCGATGGGCAAGCCGCAGGAGTTTATGCGAGTTGCTCTCAAACGGACCCCCTTCACGATGGGGAAAGTAGCCACGGTGGTCCTCCTTGTAGGTCCCTGGTAGGTCTGGTTCTAACCGTAGATGGCTCCGGTGCAGCGGGGCGGTGCTATCAGCCCTGCACAGCGCCGGGCGCGGAAGCCGTGATACGCGGAAGTGTCACCCGTCGAGCAGACCGGCCTCGCGGGCGTTGCCCTCGGGCACCCGGTAGGTGCGGCGCAGCCCGCCGGTGCTGATCTCGATGGTCTCCGGCCCGCCGATGTCGAGCAGCACGCCCAGCGCGGTGGCCCGCAGCCGGTTGTCGGTGAACTCCAGCGTGGCGAAGCCGTCCTCCACGATGGCGTTGACGCCGTAGGGCATCAGCAGCAGGGGCCGTAGGACAGGATGCGCGCGGCGGCAACGGCGTGCTCGTAGCCGACCACCACTGAGCGCTCCGCGACGGCGATGCGCTTGTTGTGCGCGGTGTCGATGGACTCGCGCACCTGGACGGCGTCGCGCCAGCCGTAGGTCGGGCTAGTGCCGACCATGACGTTCTCCAGCCCCTTGACGTAGCCGCCGCCGAACACCCAGGTGTGGCCCAGCGGTGTCTTGAGCGCGGAGCCCGACCGGGTGATGAGGTTGTTGCGGGCCGCATACGCTGCCCACTGCGCCCCGGCGTGGATGACGCCGACGGTGTTGGTCATGGCGAACTCGGCCTCGATGCGCGAGACCGCCGACACGATGTCGGGCACGTCGGTGATCTCGTCGCCGCCGGTGGCGTACAGGTTGGGGTCGACCTCGGTGGAGAAGGGCTCGTACAGCTTGGACCCGTCGCCCGGCTGCTCCAGCGGCGGGGCGTACAGGCCGCTGGTGCCACCACCGGCGCTCCCGGCGTCGATGAGCAGCCGCTCGGCCAGCTCACGCTCGACCGCCGTCTGCTCCAGCAGGCGCAGGTTCTGCTGCACCCGCTCAAGGATGTCGGTGCGGGTCTGGGCGGTCAGGTCGCACTCGTCGTATGCCCACACGGTGATGGGCGCGAACGGGTCGAGGTGGCCCGGCCGCTCGCCGGTCTTGAGTTGGCCGTCGGGGTCGACGCACCACTGCGACTCCCACACGCCGAACGCGCTCTCGCCGCCGTAGTTGTGGCTGCGGAACCGCACGCCCTGGCCCAGGAACCGGGACGGGCCGGTGACCTCGGTCCACGTCGTGGCGGTGTAGAGCCCCGACGGTGACGGGTTGACCAGCGGGACATCCCACTCCAGTGCGGGGATGACGGCGGGTGTGGTCATCTGGGCTTCCTCTCGATATGGGAGAAGGCGGGCAACGGGGGGATCAACCCGTTGCCCGCCTCCTTACTGCTAGGTGGAACGCTACTACTTGGCGGTGGGCTTGGCCGGAGCCTCGACCGGGGCCACGATGGGCTCCGGTCCCGCGCCAGCCGGACCTGCCGGAACACCCGGTGTCAGGTACGGACCAACCTCGGCAGGCTGGCAGGTGATCTCCTTGCGAGCACCGACGCCGCCGCTGACGCACAACGGGATGCGGACCACGATGGACTTGTTGCACCTCTTGCCTACGGCAATTGCGTCCTCCGTGAAGAACCTCGTATACCTGTTGACCTGGAGCTGCTCCTTGGGGTACATGACGCCCAGCTCGATGACGTTGCTCATCGCGCGGAACCACGTCCCGGCCGGGTAGAGGACGATGTCCACCGCTCCCGGCCAGGCCAAGGTGTTGAGGTTGCCCGGCTGGTTGGCCCCACGGGTCTGCCAGTCACCGACGAACTGGAGCGCGATGTTGCGCGCCGACAGCCACGAGCCGATCTCGGCGTCGGACACGTTGCGCCCGCCGTCCCCGCCCATCATGGCGAGGTCGGCGCGGAGCACCTCGTGCAACCACGACGGCGCGATGCCCTCGATGGTCGCGGTGCGGGCCAGACCCTTGTCCAGGCGCAGGTTGGTCGCCGCCAGCGCAAGGCTGTTGAGGACCGAACTGGTTGCGCCGACCTGGCTGTTGGGGTCGACCACCAGCGGGGTGCCGGAACCATTGACAACGTCGAGGATGGTGCGGCGGCTGATGGCCCGCAGGTGCTCTTGGGCGAGCGACTGCATGAACCACTGGATCAGCTCCGGCCAGCCTTGGGTCATCAAGATACCGGCCTCGACGCAGTAGCCCACGACCTGGAGCCGCAGCTCCTCAAACTCATCGGCGCAGGGAATGTCGACGCACTCCTTGACCGCCGTCGGCTGACCGTCGGGGCCGACCGCTTCCAGTTCGGTCTCGGTGAAGAAGAACTGGAAGCTGTCGAAGATGCCCGACAGGTCGGGCTCGACCGGCCAGCGCACGCCACCCCGGTTGATGGTGATTTCGGGGAGCGAGAGCAGGTCGGTTGCGTTGGGCACGTCGCAGAAGTCGTACAACTGCTCCGACGGGGCGCACCAACCACCGGCTGCCGTCAGCGAACCACCGGGGAGCTTGCGCTCGTCGGTGGCGGCTTCAATGGCGGCGACCAGCGCGTGGCTTTCACCGATCAGCGGCACGTCGCGCTTCAGCCGGGCGAAGCTCTGGGCGAAGTAGCTACCCCGGGCGACAGCGTTGGACGACCGCGCCTTGCGTGAGCCGGTGCCAACGGAGTCGATGGCACGGGCCAGCTCAGCGAAGCCGATGCGACCGGCCTGGTAGCCGGGCGCGCCGGGAACCATCTCCCAGCCCGGGCCTTCCGGGGTGGCGGGTGCCTCGACGGTGCCGACACCGGCGAAGTTCACCGGAGCAACCTCGACAGCGGCGGCGACGGTCTCGGGAGCCTTGACCTCGACCTCGGCGGCGACATCGTCGTCACTGTCGGCTTCGGTCTCCTCCGGTGCGGTGGCGACCTCGGTGGCGGCGGTGGCCCGCGTCAGCAGGTCGGCCACGTCGGTGCGGTGGGCTTCCTCTTCGGCGGCGGCAGTCGCGGCGGCGGCGTTGATCTGGTCCACGGAGTCGAGGAGCACCCGCAGGGCTTCCACGTCGTCCTTGGACAGTTCCTCACCGGCTTCCGCACGGGCCTGGATGACATTGATGGACCGCTGCGCCTGGGTGCGAAGCTCGGCGAGCTCGGCACTGGTGGCGGGCAGTTCCTCTGGCAGAGTGAACACGGGCACTTACTCCTTGTTAGGGGTGACGCTATGACGTTATCGGCGATTGCTCCTCGGCCCGTAGCCAGTACAGGAACGCTCTGCGACGAAACACTAGAACGCCGCCGTGCAACTACGCCGGACGTGGAGTTATGCGAAGAGTTGACAACGCCTACCGAAGTAGGTTAAGCTTCACGGTGTGAAGGCGGGATACACCCGCCAAGAAAGGGCAACATGACCGACATCATCATCACCGTCACCCGCAAGGGCGAGGACACCGGCATCTGGCACATCGGTACCGACGCTGACAACCTGATCGCCAAGGCCCAGCAGTCAGTGTCTGACGCTTTCGGCGACAGCAAGCGCGTCATTCTCATTCGCCTCGACCGCCGTAACCGCGACGACGCCAACGGCACCCTGGTCGTCAACCACACCGGCGAGAACTTCCGCTGGGAGATCGCCACCGTCTAGCCCGCACAACCGCCAGCACCCCGGCCCGCAAGGGCCGGGGTGTTGTGCGTTATAGGCGCGGGCACAGATGCGTAGCGGCGGCTTGGGAGAACGGGCTGACGTTGTCGGCGTGCCGGGCGTCGCGCAGCTTCTCCAGCACCCGGCGCAGCACGCGCTCGGTCAGGCTGGCACCGGCCTGGCCGCGCATGACGCACACCGCGTACCCGGCGCTGAGCGCGTCGGCGGGGACGGTGTAGCCCAGCGGGGCCACCGCGTCCAGAAAGGCTTGCTCGTTGCTGGCGTGGGCCGGGACGGCAGTCAGCAGCAGCATCACCACCGCCAGGACCACCGCGCGCTTCATGGTTGCTTACGCACCAGCTTGCGGATCGTGCCGCCACCGGCCATACGCACCTCAGCCTTGGCCTCGGCGATGGTCAGGAACGGGGCGCTCTCGGGCGAGCTGGTGCCGTCGGGGTAGGTGACGCTGTAGCCGATCAGGTCGCCGGGCTTGGCCGCGACACCCGCCGCGCGTCGTTTGGAGCAGTTGCACCCCATGTCAGTACTTGCTCGGGTAGTTGCGGGCCTCCAGCAGCGCGGCGATCTCTTCGGCTGGTGTCGGCGGGTGCGTGATCTCAGCGGCGCGATCCAGAAGCGCAATCGCTTCGGCGGCGATGATCGCACGTTCGTTTTCGACGCGGGCGTCGTCCATAGCCTCGCGCACCGCGACCTTGATCTCGTCCAGGCTGAGCCGGGTAACCGACGCGGTGCGGTCTTCGGTGGGGCCAAGCGAGGCCACCAGCGCCAGCGGACGACCCTGGTCATCCGACCGGCCGCGTGCTGCAAAGCCCGGCGTATTGACCGACAGCGCGGCCACCAGCTCCAGGCCGGAGCCGAAGTCGCGCCAGTCGCCGGACAGCGGGGCCGACAGGCCCATCTCGACCTGCTCGGGCGTGGCCCACGGGGCGGCGACGCCGGAGAACCAGATGCCGTGCTTGTCCTCGCCGACGCGCACCAGGGCGAAGCAGGTGCCGGTGTTGTCGTAGTGCGCCGCCGCCGGGCGGGCGCTGAGCCGGTCGGAGGCGTGGCCGGTGCCGACGGTCAACCGGCCGACCGGCAGCCGGGCACCGTTGTCCAGCCGCACCGCCGGGCTGGTGTGGAAGTGGGCGTAGTCGGTGGCGCTGCGCGGGACCACGACGCACTCGCTCTGGATCGAGCGGTGGCATTGGCCGAAGCACGCCAGGTGGCCGTAGATGCGCCCGTCGTCACCCATCGTGGGCAGCGTCGGGCCGGTCAGGTTCGGGTTCTCAAACAGGCGGTGATCGTAGACACGGGGCCGGAAGTCTTCAGCGGCCCCGGCCACCAGCGCCACGTCGCGGCTTTCGCGGTCGGCGTTCAGGCTCAGCGTGGTGTCTCCGAAGGCCGGAGTCGCGACCAGCGTGGTGCCGATCAGCTCGGCCTTGGTGATGGTCTGGTACAGCTCCAGCATGGCGTCGGGGTCATCCAGGGCGTCGGCGGTGGGCTCCGCGCCGGTGATGTCGGTCAGGACCCACTCGGCGGCGGCGAGGTCGACGCTCGGCCCGGTGACGCCGTGGGCGATATGGTCGGCGGCTTCATCGGCCTCGGAGCTGTTGAGCAGGTAGCCCGACGCCATCACTCGGCCGTCCTCCACCCGCGCGTCCTCAAGGACTCCCACCGTGTAGGCGTCCAGGTGGCCCTCGGTGGACTGCCGGGTCCACATCAGCGGCAGCGGGAAGCTACGGAAGCTCAGCTCGATGTCGCTGCTCAGCATCCGGCCGTCGGAGGTCGGGGTGCCGGTCAGCGCGATCACCGCGTCGGTGAAGGTGCGGAACGTCTGCTCGTCCATCGTGGTCTCCTGTCCACTCGCCGCCAGGGCGTTGGTGTTGTTGCTGGTGTAGCCCGGCAACATCTCGTCGTCCATCAGCACCGTGACCCGGCACCGGCAGTTGGCGACCTCCTCCGGCGAGCCGGACGGGTCGCACGGGTACTCCAGCCGGTCACTGCCCACGGTGAAATTACCGCCCAGCGGTGCGCGCTGATTGTGGGCGCGGCGGTGGGTAGGCCGAGTGCGCCCGTCGTTGGTAGCGATCCAGACCTTCTCGGCCCGGCTGCTTTCGGGAGCGCGGCGACCGGCCTCCACGATGGCGTCGTTGAGCACCGCACCGGAATGCCGCGCCCGCCACTCCTCGATCTCCTCCATCTCCACGCTGCCGGGGCTCAGGATCAGCGAGACCGTGATCCGCATCTGCTCGGTGCTGGCGTCCGGCTGGGCGCGCATGGCCCGGTCGATGACGGTAAAGACCGCGCCGGGCACCTTGTCGGTGTCGGCGCGCATGGTGTCCAGGTGATCCCGCTGGGACTCGGCCAGGCCAGCGTCGGCGGCGACGCGGGCGGCGGCGTCGCGCACCTCGGCGGGGTCGAGGCCCATCGAGTCGGCCACGGTCTTGACGGCGAAGTCGTCCACCTCTGGCGCGTCAGCCGACGGCTCGGGTACCGGCAGCTTCATCCCCCGCAGCGCGGCGATGGCGGTGACCGACCACAGCAGCCCGGCACCGGCCAGCACGATCAGCTCAGCCACCGAACTCCACGCGGAACTTGAACTCTCGGCACCGGAGGGGTCCGGCGGCAGGGCGTCGGCGGTCAGCGAGGGCAGCACCGCGTCGGTCAGCGCGGGCATCCACACCCGCAGCGCCTCGGCGTACAGCTCCTCCATCGCCTTCTCAGCAGCGAGGGTGGTCTCGTCCAGGCGACTTACCGGGGGCCACATCAGACGTTCACCACCGGCCGCGTCAGCTCCCGGCGCACCGCTGCCTTGACCGCTGAGCGGATGTAGTCGCTGTCCAGGTTCAGCCGGGCCAGCACGTCCTCCTCCAGCGCGGCGTCCCAGCCCCGAATCAGGTCACCGATGGCGTCCTCGGCGACCGGCGACATGAAGCGGTGGGTCTCATGCATGGGCACATCACGCAGGCGGTCGTAGTCGGCACGGGTGCGGCGGCGCTTGCCCGCCAGCTCCAGCGCCCGGCTGACCATCACCTCCACCACCGCCATCTCAGCCACCGAGCGGGCACGAGCGGTCACCTCCTGGTCGGCGGGCTCCTCCGGCGGTCGTTGCGGGTTCTCGGTGACCGCCGGGGCGGGCTCCGGCGCGGGCAGCTCCGGCGGCGGGACTGCGGGTGCTGTCACCACGCCCTGGAGCGGGTCCAGCAGCGGCATGAGCGCGGGCAGCAGTTTGGGGTCCACCGAGACCCTGTCCTTGGCCCACTGCTCCCAGCCGGTGATGGTGTTGAGGTCGTAGCCGGTGTCGCCCAGGTTCAGGAACTCCCTGTAAGCGTCGGCGGTGATGACGCCCCGATCGAAGGCGTTGGTCGCCGCCGCCGACAAGTCGGGGTCGGCGGTCAGGGCCGAGGCGTCGTGCCAGATGACGTACAGCGTCGGGTCGATGCCCTCGCGCTCCAGCATCGGGGCCAGCACCTGATCGGTCAGCGCGGCGCACACCACCTCCACCGGCGGGATGATGTGCAGCTTCACGTCCTCCTCGCCGATGCTCCAGGCGGTCCAGTGGTTGGAGTTCTTACCGAGACCCAGCAGGCGCTCGGGCGACACGTCCAGGCTCATCGCCAGCCGGGCGATGGCGTCGTTGCGGGTCTTGATGGCGATGTCGGTCACCGAGTTGTCGAACTTGAGGTGAGACACGTTCTTGACCTGCTCGCCGGGAACGCCCGCGAACATCGGGATCAGCGCCGCCATCGAGTCCTCGTCGTCGTAGGCGGTCTGGGCAACCTGGAACAGCAGCTCTTGAAGCTGCTGCACGGCAGGTGTTCCGGTCAGGCTTGGGCTGAACCCGCTCTCGGTCAACGGGGAGTTGGCGGCGGGAAGGCTCATCTCGTGCGGGACGAACACCACACCGTTGCCGATCAGGCGCGACTTGCTGGCGTTGCTGATGGTCTTGGTGGTGCGCACGATCTCGTGAAGCGAATCCATCGACGCGCGCACCGGGCTGTCGGCGTCGTGCGCCCGGCGCGGGTGCGGGTTCCATACGCGGAACATCGTGTCGCTGCCCGGCGAGATGTCGTGCTTGGTGCCGTCGGGGAGCGTGACGGTCACCGCGTTGCCGCTGCTGCGCCTAATCTCGTCGCGGCTCAGCACCACCCACACGTCGCGCTCGCCGTCGTTGATGATCGCCACCCACATCTCGCCGGGGACGGTCAGACACTCCACCGCGCGCTTGATGAGTTGGCCCTGGCCGAGCGCGCCGCCCGCAATGGCGTTCACGATGGCGCTGACCCGGTCGTTGTCGCACTCGCCGGTCGGCATCCCGTCCTCGCCCAGCGCCGAGGCGACCATTCGCACCCGTGAGCAGGAATTAGACCGCCACGCGACGTAGTACCGGAGTTCGCCGACGGCGTCGAGCATGTCCCACGCCGCGTCCTGCCAGTCGCTGCGAGCATCAGACATCGTGGAGCGAAACGATGCTGACGCTTCCTCGACCGGCTGGCTCGCAGCAGTGAGCGCCGCCGTTAGTGCCCGGCGCGGTGCTGACTTCGACCGTCGAACCACGCGCACATGAGGAGCAGCCACGGGCTTACGTTATCGGTTGCCGGTGCTTAATCGACTTCAATGGTCTCGATGTCGATGTCCTCGTCGGATGCCAACGGGGCCAGCAGGCCCACGATGTGCGAGCACGCAAGCCCCACGGGGATCAACGCCCACCACGGCCACGCGAGAATCGCGATCACCGGAATGGCGAGCAGGAGTGACAACCACAGCCCCACGCACCACGGGCATCCGAGGAAGTAGCTTGCTGTCGAGTCGGACCCGTATCGACGGGCAACAACTACCCGTAGCGGGTCAAGGATGATGTCCGCGTTGACCAGTCGGGTCAGTCGGGCGACGGTCAGGACATAGATGGCAAGGATCAACATCGTCATGGCGGTCACAATACCGCCCCGGTGATAGCCTGACCGGCGTGGCCGAGGTCGTGTGTAAGGACTGCATCGCCGAGGGCGTCACACGCGCCCGGCCGACGCCGCATGGCGGGCCACGGTCACCGCGCTGCGTCACCCACCACCGAGCCCGCCGCAAGAACCAACGGGACCGCTCACACGCGCGGCGCACCGAGGCGACCTACGGGATCACCACCGAGCAATACTGGTCGCTCTACGACGCGCAAGGCTGTCGGTGCTTCATCTGCCAGCGGGCGACCGGGCATCGAAAGCGCCTCGCCGTCGATCACGAGCACCATCGCGTCGGCTGCGAGCACGCCCCCGAGACCGGGTGCCCGTTGTGCGTGCGAGCTCTGCTGTGCGGGCCGTGCAACCAGCTCATCGGGCGATGGGGCGTCACCGCTCTCACGCGGGCGATCACTGTGCTCACCGACCCGCCTGCGCAGCGCGTTTTACACGGCTGAACTGCGGAGTTGTTAATACCGACTACTGTCGGTATTCTGATTCACATGAGCAACCACACCACTCCACTCACTGTCTGGATCGTCACCGTCATTGACGACGAGAGCCCGATCGTGTCGGTGTACTCGTCCGAGGCCAAGGCTCTCGACGCGGCCGACCGCGCGTACAGCGCCGCCGACGAGGGCGACCAGATTCACGTCGTCGTCAACGAGCAACCCGTTCTCTAACCACCCACAACCACGAAAGAGAGACACCACCATGAAGATCACCTACACGACCAAGCGCGGCGAGCTGGCGCGCGAGTACACCGCCATCGTGGGCGACCTGCGCGTCAGCCTGGAGAAGGTCAACCGGGAGTACCTCGGCTGGTGCATCTACATCGAGCGCATTGCCGCCGATGGCATCACCGAGTACCACAGCTACTCGCAGACGCTCGCCGAGGCCAAGCAGCTCGCCGAGCAGTTCGTCGTGTCCCGCGCGCTGCTGGCGACCGTGACGGTGACCGAGCACGTCGCCGATGTCGTCCGTGTCTACGACAACCACGGCTACCCGTTCCGCGCGGCGTGCGTGTGCGGCTGGCAGTCCAACACCTACGCGGCGGTTCACGCCGCGAAGATCATGGCCGACGATCACGTCGCCCACTAGCTCGGGAGCCCCGCACTTAGCGGCGACTCGGTTGCAAGCACCGAGCGGGGCGCGTTCGACCAAACACCACAACCACGAAAGAGAGACCACCATGAAGTTCAACACCGCGATCAGCGCGCTCATCGACCAGGCCCACGCACGCAGCGTGAGCCACCACATCGCCATCCCCGGCTGGGAGAACCCGCCGACGCGCGACGAGGTGGCGACCGGCCGGGAGAACATCCGTATCGCCGCCATCGTCGGCAACGACCTCGTGAGCGACCTGCTGTACGACATCCGCGACGAGCTCGTGTTCGGCACGTTCGACAACTGCCGCGAGTACGGGATCACCGTCACCGTGGGCGGCTGGACGTTCTCGGTGTACGAGCACCGCAACAGCGACGACATCATCGTCAACGGATGCCCGACCGCCGACGTGCAGCCGTTCGGACCCTACGCCAAAGACGGCGACAAGTACGACGTGCTGTTCAGCACTCGGTGGCGCAACTACGAGGGCGCGTCGGCGGCGTTGGCAGCGGCTATCCAGCGGGTCCGCAACGTGCCCGGCACGGGCCGCGAGAAGCTCAAGCAGGTCATCATCGAGATCGTGCGGGCGAACGCTTAGCCCCACCCACGACGACACCCCGGCCCTTGCGGGCCGGGGTGTTTGCGTTAGCGACTGACGCGACGCCGCAGCCAGTCCGGTGATGCCATCGGCCGCTCACCCAGCGGCGCGGCCATACTGATCTGGCCCGAGCCCAACGCAGCGAGCCGGTCGTGGGCGATGAGAGCCGCAGCTACGCGGTCGGGCTGGTGCTGGCCCTGCTGCCAGTTGGCGGCTTGGTCCTCAAACACGCCGAGCTTGTACTCGACGGTTCGACACCGCTTGGTCTCCAGCGCTTGACGTAGCAGCGCCGAGCGGCCCACCGCGTCGCCCTTGGCTCTCCACTTGAAGATCGTGAACGGCATGTTCGGGTTGAGCGCGCGGGTCTCCACCGGGCTCATCATCGCCCCGGTGCGGTGCTTCTCCACCGCCTCGTCGTGCAGCGAGCGCCAGGCCCGGCGCACCACGGCCTCGTAGGTGGTGGCGCTGGCGAAGGACTCCATCGCAATCTCGCGCGCCCCGATGGTCAACGCCAGGATGACCGCCTGGCGGCTCCACTCCTCGGCGGTCATCTGACCCGACCAGTCCTCGGCCAGCACAACGGTGCCGTCCTGGTCGAGCATGGCCCCGACGATGCCGGTCTCATCCCCCGCGCCGCTGTCGGCGGGGTCGATGCCCACCACCGAGGCGATGGGCATCGACGGCGGGCGCTCCATCCGGGGCTCAAACCAGTCGCGGGCGAACAACCCGCCGGACGGGATGACGGGGCTGCCTTGGTAGAGCGCGTACCAGACCCGCTCGCCGACCTGGCGGCGCGTCTGCTCAAACTCCCGGCGGGTCCGGCCGCGCGCGGACACCATGACCTCGCCGGGCTTACGCCCCAGCGCGTCGGGGATACCCTCCTCGGCGATGGCCGGAATGTTGATGTGACGCCACGAGCGGTCGGCGGGGTCCAGTGCTCGCTCGCCGGTGATGATCTTCCCCGACAGGTCCGAGGGGTGCCATCGTGTCTGGACCAGGATCACCGACGCCTCGGGGCTCAGGCGGGTCATCACCACCGACATCATCCAATCGTCCACCTTGCGGCGGTGGCTGGCGCTGTCAGCCTCCATCATATTTTTGTAGGGGTCGTCAATAATGAAGCAGTCGGCCGGTCGGCCGGTGATTGACGATCCCAGTCCGACGGCGACCATGCCGCCGTTGCCACCCTCGACGCGCCACGCGCTGACCTTGTTGGACTTGCCGGACAGCTTGAGGCCGATCTTGTCCTCGACCACCGCACCGGTCACCGCGTCGGTGACGCCGGTGCCGTGGCGGGTGATGATGTCGCGGCACGCCATCGAGTGGGTCTCGGCCAGAGCGTCGCCGTAGGTCGCCAGGATGATGCGCCGGTTGGGGTTGAGTTGCAGCGCCCGGATCGGCGTCCACACCGAGCACAGGCTCGACTTGCCCTCCTGCGGCGGCATCGTCACCAACAGGTTGCGCCGGGGCGATGCCAGCGTGCGCTCGATGGAGCGGGCAATCAGCGCCAGCGCCGGGGTGATGTTGTAGTCGGGGTCGATGGAGCGGGCGAGCTCGGCGGCGTCGGCGTACCGGCTCTTGATGTCCTTGCGGACGCGCGCGGTCTTGAGGTAGGCCAGCATCGCGGCCTTCTGCTCGGGAGGCCAGGACCGGGCGGTGGCGTAGGCGATAGCCTCGGCCTCGGTGGCTCCCGAGAGCGCGGCGAGCTCGTCAGGACCGGGCGTGGGCAAGGTGTGCCTCACGGATGGCCGAGTGCTCATGGTCGAGCAGCAGGCCGTCGGCGGCGTAGGTGGTGGTGACCGCCTCGCCCTCGCGCACCCCGCGCAGCCTCATGCAGTCATGGCGGGCGGTGATGATGCACGACGCGCCGCTGGGCTGGAGCCGCCCCATGATGGTGTCGACCACCTGGAAGCCGATCTGCTCCTGCACCTGGAGCCGCCGGGCGAAGCCGGTGACCACGCGCGACAGCTTGCTCAGCCCCACCACCCGCTGGCCGGGGCTGGGCCGGTAGGCCACCGTGGCGGTGCCGCTGAACGGCAGCAGGTGGTGGGCGCACATCGACTGGAGCGAGATGCCGGACACGATGACCAGGCCGGGATTCTTAGGTGCGCTAAACGTCACCTCCAGGTGGTCACCGGGGTCCTCGGTGTACCCGCCCAGAATCTCGGCCCACGCCGTCGCGCTGCGCTGCGGTGTTTTGCGCGTGTGGTCGTCCTCGGGGACACCGAACGCACCGAGCAGGTTCTTGACCGCCAGGGCGGCACCGTCCACGTCCATCTAGGTCCCTTTCGTATCGCCCCATGCAAGCACATGCAGGCGCTGCGAGGCGTTGATCCGGTGCTGTGCGGCGGCACCGGCGATCTCGGTCCAGTCGGCCAGCAGCGCCTCGGTCGAGGTGCCCAGCGGCATCACCCACACCTGGCGCAGCGGCCAGCCGATGCCCGCCGCCATCGTGGTCACCTGGCGCACATCCTCGGCGTTGCGCACCACCGCCTTGAGGAACACGTTGGGGTCGCCCTTGGCGAGCGTCGCCCAGGACGGGTGCAGTGCGGGGTCCTGACGGCCCCGGTGCGGCCCGGCGTGGTCGAGCTTGGGCGATACGGCGAAAGCGGTGACGTGCTGGCGCAGATGGGCACCTGGAGCCAGCGTGCCGTTGGTCTCGATGTGGACCGGGCAGCCGTGCCGGACGGCCTCGGCGAGCACGGTCTGGAAGGCGAGGTTCTTCTGGTGCATCAACGGCTCGCCGCCGCTGATGACCAGCGGCAGGTTGGGCAGTAGCCGGGACACGATCTGCTCGGCGGTCATCGGGGTCAGCTCCGCGCGCAGGTCGAATCGGTCGCTGTCCCAGGTGTACGGCGTGTCGCACCACGAGCAGGACAGGTTGCAGCCGCCGGTGCGCAGGAACTGCACGCTGGTCCCCGCGTAAGGACCCTCGCCCTGGATGGTCGGGCCGAACACCTCCGAGACCGGCAGCGTGGCGTCCGGGCCGGGACCGGCCAGGCGTGGGGTCAGCAGGTTGCTGGTCCCGTCGGGCAGCGCGCTCACGAGTCGTACCACGTCGCGGCGTTGCGGTAGCCCTCCATGACATGCACCCGCACCGGGCGCACACCGAGAAGCTCGTATGCCTTGGCGGCGATCAGCGCGGTGATGGCCTCGGTGGTGGGCGGCTCGGCCAGGGCAACGTGGCGCAGCCCGTGCTCGCGCAGGTAGACCAGGAAGTCGTCCTGGTCGTGGACGGCGAACCCGTGGTCGAGCTCGGCGTCGATCCAGTCGCCGAGTGCGGCCTTGACCGCACCGAACTCCAGCGCGCCCGTGTCGTTGGGCAGCTCCACGTCGGCCACCCAGTTGTGGCCGTGGATGTTGCGGCACTTCTCCCCGCCGCCGGTCAGGCCGAGGATGCGGTGTCCCATCGGCCAGCGAAACGTCAGCGTGATCGAGGTCGAGCTCACGGTATGACACCTAGGCTAGAAGCCAGCTCCTTGCGCAAGGTGCCCATGCCCGCGCCTGGGAACGCATCGGTAAAGGGATACCGACACCGCGCGCCTGCCTGCAAGAGTCGGCGGCGATATTCCGAGCCCATAACACCGATGAGGTCTTCATCGCCCAGTTCCGCTAGTTGGCGCGAAAGTGTCGCCGCTGATATACCCGAACGCGGAGCCATCTTGAGATCGTAGGGCTCCACGCGCGTCAAAGGATGCAGCAACCCATGCTTTGCCGACACGATGCGAATATTGTCTACCGGCGATATGGATGATGCCCACCGCCACGTCGCCTGGAAGTAACCGCCGGTGTACAGCTTGAAAGCTGGAGCCGCCGACTGCGACTTGGACTTCCCGCACCCTATAAGAACCTTCATCGCACCTTCTCGACCGCCTCGCGCCAGAACGTCGTGTCGGCGTAAGCGGTGGGGTCATCGACCCCGGCATCGTGGAACGCCTCGGCGCGTTCCACGCACGTCCCGCACCGGCCACAGTGGATGTCGCCGCCCTCGTAGCAGCTCCACGTCAGGTCGTAGGGCGCGAACAGCGCGGCACCCTCACGGGCGATGTCGGTCTTGGTGGTGTGGACGAACGGGGCCACGATGTCCACGCCGCAGCCGAGCACCATTGCCGCCGACAGCGCCGTGATGAACTCCGGGCGGCAATCGGCGTAGACGGCGTGGTCCCCGGCGTGGACGGCGGTGACGACGTGGGCCAGGCCGCGCGAGGAGGCGATACCGGCGGCAGCCGAGAGCATCGTCGCGTTGCGGTTGGGCACCACGGTCTGCGCCATCGACTCGGCGGTGTAGTGGCCGTGCGGGACGCCGAGGCCGGGGCTGGTGAGCGCGCTGGCGACGCTGGCACCAAACGTGCGCAGGTCGAGCTCGGACCACCGGACCCCGTAGTGGGCGGCGACACCGATCGAGGACTGACACTCGCGGATGTGCCGCTGGCCGTAGTCGATGAACAGAGCCTCGACCGCATCCTCGGGACCGGCGACGGCGAGGGTCGCCGCGAGAGCGGTGGTGGAGTCCATGCCACCGGACAGAAGGACGAGCGAGCTCATGGGCGATCTCCGTTCGATGATGTGGTGAGCGAGGCATCAGTGACTCTAGCCAGATCGTAGGACGATGTGGATGCGATGTGGAGATACGGGCCGGGGTCGTCATCGGGCGAGTACCAACGGGGCGCGGGTATACCGGGCCGGTGTAGCCGCTGGAACCTCTGATCCTGGACACTGGCGCTCAATCCCGCCAGGCGCACCACAACGTCGTAGTTGGCCGGTCCCGAGGTAGCAACCTGATCGGGGTTGACCCCGTAATGCGCACGCAGCAGGTGCGCCACCTTGGGCATGTAGGTGGACCGGCCATCGAGCTCGATCGCGTAGTCGGCCATCGAATGAGGGTCGCGCAACGTAATCCGGCCAAACCTCTGAGGAGCGTTCCAGCCCGAGGAGTCCACCGAGAAGAACGGGAGCTGCAACGCTTTGGCGTGGGTCAACCCCCAACCGTGGAACCGCACCGCCGGGTGCTTGGCGCGGGCGTACTTGAACACCGCCACCAGCCACCGCATCTGTGCCGCCGCCGATCGCCCGACCATGCCGCCGAGCCCGATGAAGTCCACGCCACGTCCGGCGTAGTAATCCATCAACGCCGGGTCGGACCCGAAATGGATGGTGGGCACACCGGGGACGCCGTGCAGATCGACCATCTCGTGCCAATTACGCCGGGTGGCTTCCGCGTCGCCGATCACGTCCAGCGCCGCGACCCACCGCAGGCGGTGCGCCCACTGCTTGGCCCAAGCGGCTAGCTCCGGCGTGGTGATTACCGCGCCCTGGCTGTGGGCCGAGAAGGCTCCCGAGTCCCCGATCACCCGCAAGCCTACAAAGCGGTCCAGGTTGTAGCCCTTGAAGTAGTGATAGCTGACCAGGATGTTGCGCGGCGTGGTTATCACGGAACCGCCCTGGCGAACGTGGCGACGTAGGGAGAGCCGAGCCGATGGGCGGTGGTGATGATCGGGATGTTCACCGGTTGGCACGCGAGGTACACGCGGGGCTGGCTCCCCCACCGCTCCAGCTCCATGTAGCTGCGGAGCATGGCGACGGTGTAGTCGTTGAGCAGGTCACGCCCACCCGGTCCACGGGTCGCCGTCCGCGACGACACCTGGCCGGGGTTGAGCCCGTAGGACTGGACGAGGGTGGTGTCAGTCGCCGACAATGGATTGCCACGGCTGAGCGACCGGACCCGACCGCCCTGCGACGTGAGGTACAGCAACGGCTGGCGACGGGCGAACGACCAGCTTGAGGAGTCCACCGAGAACCACGGCAACCGCAGCACCGAAGCGCTGGTGATACCGAGACCGTGGAGCCGGGTGCCGTGCTTGGCGGCGACCCGGTGAGCCTCGACCGCCAGCCGCATCAACGGGACGGCGTGGGTGCCGACCGCACCACCGATGGCAACCAGATCGGTCGCTTCACACAACCGCTCCAGCTCGGCGAGTGGGCTGCCCAGGTGCCACGTCGGGACGAGCTCGACGTTGCTGCCGTGGAGCGACTCGCGTTGGTGGACGTAGTTACGCCACGACGCCTCGGGGTCACGGATCACGTCGAGGGCGAGGGCGAACGAGAACTGCCCGGTGCGCTCGGCGAGGAACGCGCTGTAGTTGTCGATGTCGATACGCATACCCGTCGATGCGACGGTGAACGCACCGGAGTCGATCACGATGTCGATGCCGGTCGGCAGCTCCACGTCTCGGAGGTAGGCGTAGCTCATCAACGCCCGTGGACGCTGCGGCCAGGTGCGGATCACAGATTGAACAGGGCGAGCATGGCGGCGGTGTCGTCGTCAAAGCTCCCGCGATGGGCTTCCCACTTGGCAGCGACTTCGGGCTCCAGCACCAACCGGATGCGCGTGTGGGCATCGTCGGGCAGCGGGTCGCCAACCTCGTTCGCCAGGTCGTCCAGCGACGGCGGTCCCGACGCGAGCGCGGCGAGCATGTTGAGGTAGTCGGCGTCGTAGCCGGTGCCCTCCAGGTTCTCCCCCAGCGAGCAGATGAGCTCGTAGAGCTGGTCGGTGTCCACGGCACCGATCTCCGACGAGCGGTTGTCCACCAGCACGATGCGCGCGGCGCGGTCCTCATCGACATCGACCCAGTGGACAAGGATCGAACTCCACCGCTCGTCGTCGGGGTGTCGCTCAGCGAGGTCGCGGAACGCCATCAGCGTGTGGTTCCCGGCCAGCACCTCGTTGGGTCGCCCGGTGGCGGTTCCCAGGTTCGCCACGATGGGCTTGTACTGGCCGTGCGCCTTGAGCGAGCCGACGATGGTCGGGATGTCCCCCCGGCGGGCGTTCTTGTAGTAGGTGGACAGCTCACGGGGCGCGACGGCGGTGGTGGTGTTCACCAGGGTGCGGGTTGCCATGCGCAGACGATAACACCACCTACCGTTTACCCTGCGGATTAGACAACACCGACCACCGTGTGTATTGTGGTCTACATGAGCAACCACACCACCACCGCCGCCGAGCTTGACCGTCAGGACCGCCTCACCATCGAGGCGCGCATCTTGGACCTGCTGGAGATCGTTGAGCGGTTCGACGGCGGCGACACCACCGTCACCCTGTTCACCTACAACGACGCAATGGACGAGCTTGCCGAGCTCGACGCGCTGCCCGAGTACAAGTAACCCAACCACCCGAAAGGGGTCACCATGACCACCACCACCCGCGAGGATGTCCTCGCCACCCACGGCCTCACCGACTGCGTGAAGGCTCAGGTGCCGCCGCTGCGGGCACGCAACCACGGCGAGGCTGTCGCCGCGCTCAAGGCCCGTCGGGCCGCGCTCCTTGAGCACGCCGATCACCTGGCGTTCCTCACGGGGGCGTTCTCCGACGTGCCCGAGGTCGTCGCCATCCTCACCGCCGACATCGCGTCGGTACTCGCGCAGGCTGACCGCTGCGGTGCCCGGTGAAGTCCACCTGCGGCCAGCACCGCACCCTCGGCTACGCCTGGACGTGGTCATCCGGCCGGTCCACCCTGACGTGCCGGGGCTGCGGTGCGCCCGACAGCGTCCACGAGACCCTGCGCGAGGCCGTCGAGCGCGCCGGGCGCGAGATGTACAACAACACCGACCCCGGTAGGGTATGATCGTCATCGTTACCACAACCACGAGAAGGGAACCACCCGATGTACTGCACCGCTTGTAACCAGGAGTGCCGGGCCGAGGAAGTTGACCTCGGCGTCGGCGCATACGAGTACTGGGGCGCGACCGGCGTCCACCGCGACATCCACATCCTGTCGCACTGCTGCGAGGCCGAGCTGTCCGAGGTCCCGTCCAACCTGACCGAGCCGGACCCCAACCTGATCCCCGCCGGGTCGGTGGTCTGATGACCGGCGTCATCATCGGCTGCGTGCTCGTGTCGCTGGCCGGGGTGCTGGGGCTGGCGTTCGCGCCGCCCCGGCCCCGCGCCCAGGAAGCCTGGGCGACCCTCGCCGTGGCTCCGCTGTTCACCATGATCGTGCTCGCCATGATGGTCGGGGCGCGATGAGCGCCGAGGTGCTCGGCCCGGTGCTCGCCGCCGCCGCGCGGCGGCACGGGGCGCGGGCCGACATCAGCGCCATCGCCGCGTGCCAGCCGAGCGTGCTGGCGGCATACGCCAGCAGGCAGCGGGTCAAGGTGCGCAACAGCCGCACCGGCGAGGTCCGTACCGGCATCGTGTCGCGTTCGGACGGCTGGTCCCCGGTGCTGCTGCTGATCCACCGGGTCAACACGATCGGCAGCTCCGACACCCTGAACGGGTGCGATGAGGTCATCGGATGGTGGGATGGGCGCATGTATAGCGACCGGCCGTGCCCAGCAGTGCGGAGCAAGCATGTCTGACTTCGACCGATGGCTGCGCGAGGGCTACGAGGCCGGGTGGATCGGCCCCGCCGTCTGCTCGATCCACGACGGGACGCCCACCAGCGCCGAGGAGGACGAGGAGTTCGACACCGGCGGCGAGCCGTGCGTCCACGTCCTGCGGCTGTACGCCGACGCGGCCGACAAGGCCGGAGTCGAGGCCAACCACTCGCCGTCACGCTGGCGGGCCAGCAACGCGGGGCTGACATGAACGTCGGCAACGCCGGGAAGATGATCGGGCGGCGCATCCACAATCGGCTCCCGTGGTCGCAGTGTCACTGCGGCTGCGGTGCCGGGAGCCGGAGCCGCAAAGAAGAACGCCGGTCGCAGAAGCGGTCGGAGAAGAACACGGTGCGCAAGGAATTGAACAATACCGACACCGTAGGGTAATATCGTCTTTGTTGATCCGGTCGCGTCAAGCGCTCGGGCCGGACGTTGGCGGCATAGATTCCAACGTAGACGTAGGCGTGACCGGATCAACATCCTCAACCACAACGAAAGGCTCCACACCATGACCACACCCACCCGCGTCGATGCGTTCCACCGCCTCGGCACCGCCATCCCCGAGGGCATGACCGTCACCGAGGCCATGACCCACGCCCACATGGACAACTGGAACGTCCGCAAGCAGCCGCTGGTGGCCCAGCTCGGCGAGGTCGCCGTGCCGGTCACGGGCAAGTACGTCGTGCTGCGCGACAACCCGTTCACCGGCAAGGTGCAGCCGCTGGGCGTCGTCGGGCGCAAGTTCACGCCGTTCCAGAACGAGGCCAGCACCGGGCTGCTCGCCAACATCGTGGACGAGTCCGACGCCACGCTGACCACGCTGGGCGTGCTCGGCGATGGCCGCAAGACATTCGTCAGCATGAAGCTGCCGTCGCACATGGAGTTCATCAGCCCGGTCACGGGCCAGCCCGACATCACCGACCTTTACCTGACGGTGTTCAACAGCCACGACGGTTCCGGGGCGATGAGCGTGACGCTGAGCCCGGTGCGGGTGATGTGCGCCAACCAGCAGCGCATGACCGAGCGCCACGCCCGGTCGCGGTTCAGCCTGCGCCACAGCGGCAACGCCAGCGCCAAGCTCGCCGAGGTGCGCTCGATGCTGGGGCTGACGTTCAAGTACCAGGACACCTTCGCCGCCGAGTGCCAGGCGATGATCGACCGGGAGCTGGCGAACGAGGACGTGTACGCCACGCTGAGCGAGGTGTTCGGGGTCAACGCCGCCACCACCGAGGCCCAGAAGTCGCGGCGCACCGAGACCGCCGGGATGGTCTACGAGCTGTACCGCCAGAGCGACACCGTCGCCCCGTTCCGTGGCACGGCGTTCGGGGCGTACAACGCCGTCACCGAGTACGCCGACCACTACATGCGGGTGCGCGTCCGGGGCGGCGATGACGCCCAGGCTCAGGCCCGCGCGGTGCGCTCGCTGGGCTCGGGCCAGGTGGACGCGCTCAAGGGCCGCGCGTTCGACATGCTCGTCCCCGCGTAACCCGACCAGCTCCGACGCCCCGGCCTACACATGGCCGGGGCGTCGTGGCGTTTCTAGGGGTCTAGGTTGCCCTCTCCGGCACGAGACCGGCCGGGCTGGTGGGATTGTGTCAGGGAAGCAGCAGCGCCAGCCCGAAAAACAACACACCGATAGCGGCGACGGCGGTCAGGGCGTAGTCGGCCATCAGGTGACCGTAACGTGGATGTGGTCGTAGTGGGCGGCGACCTGCCACAGCGTGTAGCTGACGCCGAAGTTGCCCGCCTGGGCCAGGATGTCGGCGTGGATGGCGTTGCCCAGGCCGGTGTTGCCGCCCACCATGATGTCGATGGCCCGGCCGCTCGGGTGATCGGGGAGCCGGTCGGCCCGCACGCCGCCGATGGACAGCACGCCGGGGTAGTTGGCGCGGACGTAGCTGGCGAGGTTGGCGGCGTTGGGCACCAGGCCGGACCCGCCGACCAGCGGGACGGCGTGCGCCGGAGCTGTGGCGACCAACGGAGCCGCCGCCAGCAGCGGGGCGGTCAGCAGGGCGGTGCGGAGCAGGGTGCGTCTGTTCATGGGGAGCGAACCTAGCAGCCGAGGCCCATCACGCGCATATCTCGGGACCATCCCACGCTGGTCACGCCGGTGAGTTGAGAACACCGACACATGTGTGTATTGTCATGGGTGTGCGGGAGGTACCCGCCAGAACAGGAGCCCGACATGATCGACACCCTCGCCGCCAAGATC